TTATTATTGGCTCGTCTGGTGGGAGAAGCCCCCACAGATCTTATGGGGACCGTGTTGTGTATCCCTGTTTATAAACTTTCGGAGTTTATTGCACCAAAGATTTTAGCAAGAGTGCCGCCAAAAGCATGGTAATAAAGAATTACAGCCCTCACTGGCTGTTTTTTTAATCTATGATACTGCGGATCTGCTCAAGGCTCGCACCGAAAGATGCTTGGTGAAATTCTAAATTAGTAGCGAGGATGATAGACACAATTTCACCTTCGTTGTTTAATACCCCTGAACCAGAACTTCCTGGCGACGCCGGCAGATCACACACAAAAGCAGCCCCGCTTGGTGATCGCCCACACCAGACTCCGCGAAGGATGGGAACCATACCAATATTAAAAATGCCATAGGGAGATGCGATGTTCCAAATTACAGAGCCGATGGGTGGATCTTCCTCAGCTATTGGCACCGCATTGATGTGCCGTGCCTCAGGCATTGAAAGCACACATAGATCGGAAGTAGTGTCTACCTCCACTACTTCAATATCGTCCAAAAATCTCTCTCCGCTGATATTCCGTAATTCAATTTTAGTGACTTTTTCCATAGTGCGAATGTCGATGAACTGAGCCAACCTTTGAGCTACACCTTCAGATTGAGGCACATTATAGATATAATCAAATATTGTCATTTCGTTTTGAGGCTGACAAGCGTGACCTGCTGTAAGGATCAGCGTGCGATCGTCTTCATGACGGTATACAATAGATGAAGCAGTTGCCCTGCTTGGTGTGGTGTCGATGCACTCGGTTTCCCCACTGGCAGTCAACCCACACAGTCTAACGAATATGCTCCGGTTTACTTTAAGATATGAGTGGCGCAACACCTCTAAATTAATTGTAGGCTCTTGCACCCTAACCGGAGTGGTGGATAGGGGCGTAAAAGAACAGCACCCGAATAGTAGAGCCAAGACAAAGAACGGAGGATACAACAAAAAAACGTTAGACAATCAACCTCTCCTAGTAAAATAAATATAATCAAGACGAATAAATCATTTATCAATTAGCAAATACCTACTTAGGTAAGAACCACAAGAGAGGTAATGTGAGTAACAAAAAGACTTATGTGCTGGATACTAATGTATATTTAACGAATTATGAATCTCTACATTCTTTTGGTAAAAACGATATTATCGTTCCCCTTAAGGTTTTAGAAGAGATTGATAAACATAAAAAGAGACAAGACAGTGTAGGATATAACGCCCGACAAACCATTCGTATTCTTGATGAACTTCGCCAAGCCGGGAATCTACATAAAGGGGTTTCTCTTGGTTCGCGCATGGGAAAAGTCCGCACCCTTTCGTGCATGGAAATAAGCGATCGAGAGATTCCGAATGAGTGGCTTCTAAGCGACCCAGACAATCAGATTATCTGCACCGCGCTAGGCGCTCGGAAGCAGATTGGTGATGATGTGGTAGTTGTGACTCGCGATATAAACATGCGCGTAAAATGCGATGCTATTGGTTTGCCCACTGAAGATTATATTTTAAACCAAGCAATTGTTTCCTCCGAAGACCTTTATAGTGGGTTTTATGTACATAAGGTGCCGTCACTACAGATAGATAAATTTTATAATGACAAAGATTTCTGCATAACGAGCCCAGAAGTGGAATTGTTCCCAAATCAATTCGTCATGCTTCAATCAGAAGAGGAGGCAAAACACACAGCGTTGGCAAAATATATATCTGCTAAAAAACCACTTCAAGCAGTAATACAGAAAAAAAACGTATGGGGTATCGACCCGCGAAATCGCGAACAAACACTATCTATGGACTTATTGTTAGATCCCTCAGTTGCGCTGGTTACTTTAGTGGGCAAGGCGGGAACAGGAAAAACTCTGTGTGCCATCGCGGCAGGACTCCAGCAGATTATGGAAAAGTCATCAGCGATATATACTAAGATGATTATATCCCGCCCAGTGGAATCGTTAGGGAAGGACATTGGTTTTCTCCCCGGTACAATGGAAGAAAAAATGCTCCCGTGGCTGAAACCTATTCAAGATAATTTACGCACGCTGTTTGGTAATGATAAAATAACCCTAGATCTTTATATGGAGAAAGGGACCATTGAAGTGGAAGCCTTGAGTTATATCAGAGGTCGCTCTATCAGCAACAGCTTCGTTATTATTGACGAGGCTCAGAACCTTACGCAGCATGAGGTAAAGACAATTATCACTCGCGTTGGCGAAGGCACCAAATTGATACTCATTGGAGACATTGAACAAATAGACAACATCTACATTAATGAAACCACCAATGGGCTGGCTCATGCTGTTGAGCGCCTCAAGGGCTCACACTTGACGGGTCACATTACACTCACTAGAGGAGAAAGATCCCAGATTGCAACTCTAGCTTCTAATAAGTTGTAAAAAAAAGTTAACAAACGTATTGACTTTATGCCATAATATCGTTATACTGTATGCGACAGGAGGGAATTATGTCCACAGATACGACGACTACTAAGCCTGAGTTACCCAAGGCTTCCAACTTTGATGAGGCTGAAAATCCAACTTTAGCCCAGGTTCCAGAAGGAGATACGCCTGTGCAGGAATGGCTGCTGGGCTATGTTGGCAACAAACTTCAACCAGAAGACGGACAGATAACGGTAGCCATGATTGTAGAGGTTTTGGCTGACGAGTTTCCTGACTTCGTTCTTGCCCTGGCAGAGGAGAACTGGCTACGAGGGTATCGCCAAGGGCTGGCGGATGTAGAAGAAGGTCGCCGCGCAATTCAGGAAGAAGTGAATACCCTTTCGAAGGATATTATTTCCAAGTGACCTCATATATAAAAAGATCGCTCTCTGAATCAGCCGCCACCCGCCGTGAATTTTCTCTTTATGGGCGCGTTCTGGTCTTGGTAAAAGATTATATGGAAGAAGATATAGACCTCCCCGCCGCTTTGCACCTCATTGAGGAAAAGGTTCCTGAATCCATGTTTTATAATGTTGATGCGATTTATATTGGGGAGTTTCCTGAACTAAAAGACCGCGATGTATCGTCGGCATATTTAGATGGGGCAATCTATACTAGCAACACACATGATACAGCAGACGATTTTATAAAGAATATAATTCATGAAATGGCACATTCTATTGAACAACACTCACAAACTGAGCTATACTATGATGGAAAGATAGAGAATGAATTTTTGGGAAAACGAAAGCGTCTGGCATCTCATCTTTCACAAGCCGGTGACGTCGCTGAGTTTGACATTTCCAAGCTAATGAACCCTGATTATGATAAAGAAGTAGATGAGTTCTTGTGGTTCGATGTGGGATACCCCACACTCTTGACACTCACCATTGGGCTTTTTGCCACACCTTATTCTGCAACTTCCATGAGAGAATATTTTGCGGAAGGGGTAGAACAATATTTTATAGGAGAGAGGGAAGACTTAGCACAGATAAGCCCCATCCTATATAAAAAAATAAAGCAGATTGATAATTTTTTAGTCTGACGGAGAAAATAAATATGATAAAAGAATTACTTGAAACGATCACCAATAGTGATGTAAAGGTTGACACCAAGAAGGGAAAGGTGAAGGTATCCATTACGCTCGCCCCCCGACCACTTGGTCAACGCAAGCGTGGTATGACCGTAACCCCCGCCCGCGCCCGCCGTGTGTTGAGTTTACAGGGCATTGCAGCAGGCACGTTGCTGAGTCCCCCGCTCACTATTTCCAACAACGATGACGCCACCCTACAAGGGACCTGGGAATTTGCCCTACCCGATAGCGACACCGCTAAGGACAATGCAGAGCCCTCCTCGTCCTCTCGCCGCTCGCGCAAAACGACTAGCAGAGCCAAACCAAAAGCCTCCGCTACGACTAACGACGACGCCGAAGTTTCGAACGAAAAAGCGGCTGAGGGCGAAACCGAGGCATGAAGTGACCCACCTATCCTTCTCAGCATTAAAAAAATGGAACGACTGTCCTTTTGCTTATAAACTCACTTATGTAGATGGAATTCGCCTTTTTGCAGGGAATAAATATACTGCATTTGGTACTGCCATACATAGCGTCTGTGAACAGAAGCTACTCAATGAGTCAATCTGTGAAGTTGAATATTTTGACTCATGCTTCGAAAAAGAGATGTCTAGTCTTCCTGACGAGGAAAAAGAGAAGGTGGATACCGACGAATATCAAAGCTTTTTGTCCCAAGGTCGAACCCTCGCCCCATTAGCCATCCCAGCATTGCGAGAGCATTTTGGACAGTTTGAGATCATATCAACTGAAGAACAACTGTATGAGGCGATTGAGGGGAGCGACTATCTCTTTAAGGGTTTTATCGACTTGGTGATTAAAACTGGTGATGGTGTTCATCATATAATCGATTGGAAGAGTTGCTCTTGGGGTTGGAATTATCGAAAAAAGAATGACCCGATGATAACATATCAGCTAACCCTGTATAAAAAGTATTTTGCAAAGAAGCACTCAGTTGACTTGTCTAAGATTGAGACTCACTTTGGCTTGCTCAAGAGAACAGCAAAAAAAGACCAAGTGGAGATTTTCCGAGTTTCCAGTGGTGACCGAAAGCTTATAAATGCCTCCAATCTCTTATCAAAGGCAATTCAGAATATTGATTCAAATAATTTTATAAAGAACAAGCTTGCATGTTCGCGATGTGAATTTTATAACACGGCTGAGTGCCCGCGTGTTTAGGAGAGAAAAATGTCAGATAACAAGAAAATAAAAATTATGACTTTGAGCGACCACCCCCTTGCACCATCAGGAGTGGGAATTCAGACTAAGTACTTCATTGAAGCTATGCTTGATACCGGCAAGTACGAGTTTATTAGCCTTGCCGGAGCTACAAAGCCAAAAGATATGACACCGCTGATGACGGAAAAATATGGCGAAGAGTGGAAGATTTTCCCAGTAGAAGGTTTTGGAACCCAGGAAATGGTTCGTTCTATCATGCGTACCGAAAAGCCGGACATGATGTGGATCATGACAGACCCAAGGTTTTGGGCGTGGTTATGGCACATAGATGATGAGATTCGGGCTAATATGCCCATTGTGTATTATCATGTGTGGGACAATTATCCCTATCCTGAATTCAATAAAAAGTTTTATGAGTCCAACGATTTGATCGTGAGCATCTCGAAAGTGACAAGCGACATCGTGCAAACCGTCGCCCCCTCCGTACAAGAATGTTATATCCCTCATACGGTGGATATGGATGTTTTCAAGAAGCTGGAGACAGAAGAGATTGCAATGTTCAAGTCTGCTCACTTTGCGGACACTGACGACCGCTTTATATTCTTTTGGAACAATAGGAACGCTAAGAGGAAGCAGTCGAACAGCGTTGTGTGGTGGTTTAAGGAATTCCTAGATGAAATTGGTCATGACAAAGCGTGCCTGCTTATGCACACTGATCCTAAGGACCCCCACGGACCCGACCTAGAAACCGTGTTGGACCATATTGGGCTGAACCAAGGAGAGGTTATGATTTCTCCGATGAAGTATCCTCCTGAAAAGATGGCTTATTTGTATAACATCGCTGATTGCACTATTAACATTGCAGACGCAGAAGGCTTCGGCTTGGCTACTTTTGAATCCTTGGCTTGTGAAACTCCGATTATTGTAACACTTACGGGTGGTCTTCAGGAACAAGTTACTGACGGGACCCATACATTCGGTGTAGGTATTGAACCCTCCTCAAAGGCTGTCATAGGCTCTCAAGAAGTGCCATACATCTTTGAAGACCGGATAAGTAAAGACGACTTTATAGCTGCTTTAAGAGAGATGTACAACGCCGGCTCAGAAAAGCTCCAAGAGCTTGGTTCACAGGGCAGGAAGCACCTAGAAGCAAACTATAGTTTTAGTGATTTTGCAAAGAAGTGGGACCACGCTCTTACAAAACTGCATGAAGAATCTGGTTCCTGGGCAACCCGCAAAAATTATGCTTCCTGGGAACTCAAAGAGGTAGGGTGAAGGTATGAAGAATGTTATTGTAAGAGGACCGGCTCTCTCCCGGTCAGGGTATGGCGAACATTGTAGAGCGCTTTTACGCGCCCTCCGCACTCAAGAGGAAGATTATAATCTTTATCTCATCAACACCGGGTGGGGTGAAACTGGGTGGCTCTTTGAGGATAATGATGAGCGCAACTGGATTGATGGAGTCATCATGAAGACTGTCGCCGCTGGACACGCTAGGGAAC